GGCATTGGAGTAAAAGAAGAGTTAGTCAGCGTATCTACATTTTTCCATATTCTTATTATTGCAGGTTTTCCATCAGCAGCTATTGATAAGTTTTGTGGAACCACCTCTACTTTATTACGCAATGCATTAACTGTTGCCTTAGATTGTATAGATAAAATAGGTCTTTCAGCAGCACTAGTTGTAGATATAAAATCTGGTGTTTGAATACTTTCAAATATAGTATATAAAGCCTCTCTACTACCTTCTGAGTTTACCGTAGCACATAAAACATTTATTCCACTATTACCGACAGTTACTCCAGTATTTACACACTCATAATTCAATGGTAAAATAGCCGTATCCATATAACTATATATATTCTGATTGGCGTTCTCAAACACATGAGCAACTATAAACTCACCAGATGGAGAATAAACACCAAATTCAACTATACCTACACCCAAAAACTGAAATGATATCTGATATATATTGGCTTTGGTTAAATCAATACTAAAACCACTACCTCCATTACCATTTAATGTATCACGATTAAAACTAGTTTGTGGTATAAATGTGTTTTGTGTTCCACTTCTTATAACAACACCAAAAACACCACCCTCTATTGCAAAAAATAAACCATCATTATCATCAAAATAACCCCAACGCCTATCACAGTTTGCTTCTGTTGGATTTACAACAGATAACGTTTGCATTATCAATTGACTTTTACCGGGGCTATATCTAAAGTTTTTCTTTGTTAATAACTTTGCAGAAGATGTGTTTTGAGTATCTGTAGAAAGTTGTATAGATGCATCAGCTGTTGAATGTGTTACAGAACCACCTAATACTTCATTTTTTACCCAAATAGATTTATCTATATCATATCTACTAGTTGTTTCAAATAAAGGATATAGATTTGATACTCTTAATCTACCAAATGAATCGCCAGCTGAACCGTTGACTTGACTAATGTTTATTTTGTAAGGATTATTAGGAGTTGCTAAATCACCATTCTCATCAACAAGAGCCACAGCTTGAACATACGTCCCGTCATCATCAAGAAAAGCTTTTATTTCATCACCACTAGGGTCTATATGTCTTGTTACACTATTATCTGTTAATGGCATTTTATCCCACCTTTATCTTTTTAGTTTTCCATAATCTTTTTATGAAATTCTCCAAACTAATTTGATGTGGGATTTCTCCAGAAGTAACTTTACCAATTAACATTTGCAGGAAATGTCTTTTTATCTTCTTATCTTTAACTAGTTCTGGATATTCATCATATAATATATCAATAGCTCTGTCTATTAACTGAGCTTCGATATCTGCATCCAATGTTTGTGTTAGTTTGTCATCAACATTATTGCCGGGTGTAGGTCTGTAACCAACGTTATAGGCAGAAAATGATGCTGGATTTCTGCCATGATAGTTGGAATGAGGTTCTGCTTGTGGAACATAAAAATCCGCCTCTTTTAAAACATCTCTAAGTTTCATTTTATAGCCCTAATATTTCGTCTAACACACCTTCAATTTTCAAATACTTGTTTTGTTTTATTAGTGTTCTATAAACAGCACTTTCCTGTAAATGCATATATGCATTACTTGTTGAGGGGTTACTAACCATATCGTAACATACTAAGTTAAAGTCATCCTCTACAATATCGTATCCTTCATGATTTCTACTTACACTACCAAGACCTCTTGAAGAAATACCTAACTTAACATTTCTTTCTACTAACTTACCAAGTATCTGACCTTTAGGTGTATCCAATACTTCTATTTCACCAACCAAGTTTTCACCATCCCATCTTGTTTCAGTTACTAAGTGAGAAACATTCTCTAACTGAACTATGGGGCTATCGGGGTGATCTAATTCACCTAAAGCTCTTCTATCCTTAACTAATTCTTGATATTTTTGATCTTCTCTTTCTAAAACTTGACGAGGGTAAATTCTATTATTTGCGTTTGGTTTACCAGCTGCTTGAATAATACCCTTCATTTTAAGTATACCATCACTAGATTTTGATGGCTTAACATCGTCATACTCAAATAAAAGAAAAGAATGAATTAAGTTTGGGGATGCATTATTGTTAATAATCTCTGTCATTTTTAATCTCTTTCTTCTTCCTCACCATCATCTTCGCGACGATTACTTATTTCATAAATTTGATTGATTAAAACATCTAAGTCATCTACTAATCTCTTAACATGACCTAACTCTGTCTTAGCTCTACGAAAACTTAACTTCTTTGCTTTATCTAATTCACCCATCTTTAAACCGTCAGTAATGAATGTCTTAGTATATCCCATACTAACACCCATCTGCTTATTAATACCTTCAAAAAGCGACATTATATAACCTATCTTTTCTTCGTTCTTACTCTCTAAAAGAATATTAAATATTGTATCTCTTACAACCTCATGCGATTGCTCATCTACTTTGTTGTATGGAACTTTTCTAGATGCCTTCTTCTTCATTGATTTTCTCTTTCTTTTTATATTCTTCCTTATGGGTGCGCCAGATAGAGGAGCAGTAAACCCAGCTACTGCTCCAACTACCGATGTTTCATTTTTCTTATTCATTTAAATTATATGTTCCGATGGGCCGATGCCAAACTCAGTGCGATATTCACCTACTGTTCCATGGCCTCCCGGCTGGTCGGCCTTCCAATCTGCGAAGTTCGGTCGGTCCCCAGCTGCATCTTCGCCAGTTTCTGTAGTATCTTCGCCAGTTTCTGTAGTGCCGGTAGAGGAGGAATCGCCGGTGGCGGCGGGTTCGGTAGAATAGTCAGCCTGCGCTGCAGCTATATCATATAGTCTCCCCGTTACTCCTCGGCCGAAACCCGGAACGGAGCCACTGTCGGTTTGGCCAGCTTGATGTGGTGTAAAATTATCGGCACTAAATACGCTGTCAGCCGTTGGAGGATTTCCGAAGACGGTAGAAAATCCATCTGCAGTTGCGTTTCCAATATTGTCATTAGTGAATGGGGTCTTCGTTTTCATGGAACCCGGCGTTTGGGTGCTGGGTTTTTCTAACCCTTTAAAATAAGCTACACCCTCCGCGGCGTCGGTGCTTTTGTTTTTAATAAGAGTATCTTCTTCTGGTCGATCTGGACTATTATGTCCTTTATATCCTCCAGCGTTCGCGTCGGTGACGTTCAGATTAGAAACCCCACTTAAATTGTCTGCTACTCTTTGTTTCCACAAATCAATTAATGCCATTATTATTCTCCAATAATTCTACAGGTTATCACAAAGTTCTACAAATAACAAAACTTCAACGATATTATCACTGTTAATTTCTTTTATATTTTTTAATCTTTCTACAGCTAATTCTAACTTTGTTCGTAACCCTTCGTTTTCAACGACAATTTTTTCTGAGGATATATCATTTACCATACCATCAATTTCTTTCATAACCCACTTATTAAATGATTTTGAATTCATAGAATAAAAATTTATTAGGTATTGTATTTGATTTTCTGTTAATTTACCGCGAAAACTCTTCTTAAAATTATTAAAAGCAATAGCCATTGCTATTTTATCAATCTTTTGTTGTTCTTTGGGGTATTCTTCAACAACAATATTATTTTCACTAAGTTTCTTCAACTCCTTATTGTTAATAAGGTGTTCCATAATAAACTGTTCTAAATTAGTTTGATTTTTAGAAGATAAATAAGTATTTTCCTTCAATGAACATATCTGAAAACTTGAAAATAGTTTGTAATTAGGAATTTTTGTATTAAGAACTTCTTTCAAATTAAAATTTTCTTTAATTTGTCTTTTCATATTAGATATTTCGGCATTTAATACCTTATCATCAATACGATTATACTCTTTTCTTAAATTACTATAAAACCTACTTGCATGAAAGTAGTTTATTGCCTCTGTATACAAAAGTTGTGAAAATACGTTATATGCTTCAGATATTGTTGTCTTTTTCATGAAATTATTTCTGATTATCTTCATCATTTGTGAAGCTTGAGTAGTTTTACCCTCAGAAACTAATCCCATAGTATAGTGAATCATTGATTCAAACAAAACACCAATATTTCTATACTTATTATGTTTCATAAATTTAACCCCAAAATTATATTATTAGTCTAGTATAAATATAGCTAAAATAAGAGAAAATCAATCTTTTGATACAAAATATACCTTTCCTGTATTAGAAAGTTTATTATTTTTCATATCTTTTCTAATATTATCCATAATTTTATTCGATTCTTGGTCAAAACGCATTATTTCTGTAATGGTTTTATTAAAAGAATCTGTTCTAGATTTTCTTCCTTTTTTCTTCTTGATAATGTCTTTTTTCTCTATATCACTTGTTATTTGATCTATACTACTCTCAAAATTTCTCTCAAAAGAATCAAACTTAGGATATCCCTCCAACTCATCAGTTCCCAGTGGGTCATATGGAGTAACATTTTTAAATGATTTAAATTTACTATCTTCCTCAACATCACTCTCATTATCACCTTCTTGATCGTTTGGATTTTCTTCTACTGGTTGCTGCATAGCAGCTGGTTCTTCTTGTGCACCCATCTTAACTTGTTCTATAGTATATTCATTAGAAGCTTCTTTTACTCTATCGTTCTTTATTTCAACGATATCATCCATAGATAACTGTAATACTTCTTTTTGTATATACTCTTTAGAAAGAAGTGGGGATTCTGACATTTGACTTGCTACATTAAATCTCTTATCCATTAAGTCAAGATTCATCATCTCTGTGACGGTTGATGGATTAGCTAACTTCAAATCAAAATTATATATATCACTTTCATCATACCCTCTTAAAAACAAATGAACCAACCCAACTTTTGCCAACTCACTGACTACTATCTTTTGTATTCTTTGAATTGTTCTTGCAAACTTTATATCTTCTTGTGCCAATGTTCCCTTACCAGCTAAATCTTCTTCTGCTGTTAAGTATGATTTAGGAACACCAAGTGATATAAAAAGTTTATTCTGCAAATACTGAATGTCTTCAATAGCAGCGGCGTTTTCACCACCGGGTAATGTCTCTATTCTACTTCCTCTCTCACCCCTAATAGGAATAAAGAAATCTTCTAATATTGATTCTGGGTTGAATCTCATATCTTGATTACCAGTCTGTTGATTAACCATTGGTGTTCTTTTTAGTTTATCTCTGGCTTGCATCAAATATGTGTCAACTTGTGCTGGTGGTATATTACCTACATCAATATAAAAAACCCTTCTTTCTGGCGCTCTGGTGATACGATATATTAACATAGCATCTTCTGCCATTAATAATTGTTTGTATACCTTACGACCAGAATCCAAAATACTTCTTCCATATGGTAAAAACTTATCATCACCAAGTATTCTTAAGTGAGATACTTGATAATTTTGAAAAGAAGTGTTTCCTTGACCAACCCAATTAAACCTAAGAGAGTTAGGATCATTGTCATAACCCTCTTCTCTTGCTATTTCCTCAACTGGTAAAGCTATAGAACCTAAAACACCTTCACCTTCAACTAAATCTAAAAGATTAAAATGATCTCCATATTTAACCATGTTTCTAATCCATGTCCATAAGTGAAAATCAATATCTAATCTCTCATAATAAAGTTCTTCTAACTCTTCCTTGATTTTCTGATCTTCTGAAAATATATTTAGTATATTTCCATCAATACCATAAACCATAGAATCATCAGCATAAATATCCAACGCTCTTGATATCTCTGGGTAATGGTCCATCTCATTATACTCTCTATACCTTTCTGATCTTTCTATACCACCCGCCAAACCTTGCTGATATATAGAAGACGCTGCTTTTTGAAAAGTATCGAAAACATTTCTTTGTGTTCTCATTGATGGACGCTCTGTTGGAACCTTATATTGTGCAGAACCACCATTCAATAACTTTTTAAGTGTATCAAATTTACTTGCCATTTTTTACCTCTAATTTATATTTAAAATCTTTAACCCCATAAATATCCCAATAGGAACAGCTGCTCCCGCTAACCCCCAAATACCAGATTTGACTTTTAAAGAAGATATATCAACATTAACCTTTTCTAACTTATTATCCATCTGTAACAATAAAGAGTTATGTCTCTCTAACTCACTTAAAACTAATTTTTGATATTCGTGCCAATCACCTTTTTGAGCTTCAGAATATTTAGCCATTTTATAATTCCTTATAGTAATCCCAATCTTTATAATATAATAAAAATCAAGAAGGCTATAAAATAAATATAAACATTTATTTTATAACAACCATCTTAAATCTTCAACCTGTTCTTTATTTACTTTCATAGAATAAGATTCATTACCAACAGAATTAGAATTACTACTTATTCCGAACTCATAAGGAACAGGGTTAAAAGAAAGGTTAGACATTAAATGTTGAGTTATATCATTATCAGCATTAGTAAACTTTATAGTTGTGTTTCTTACATACATACCAATAGCTAAAGACATTACTAAATCATCATTGTATCCGTCCAAAGCTTGGGGCTTACCATTATGAAAGATAAAAGTTTCTAATTCTTTCATAGTTCTTTGTGAGTGTAAAATAAACTCATGTTGCCTTAAATCCTCTTCCAGTCGAGCTATCGCTGCTGGCCTTGTTCTTGAAGACATTGTAAATCCGGGAACTGCATTTTTAGGAGGATTGTATGGGTCATAAAATAATTGATCTCTTGCATTACTTTCGTGTAATTTAGCTAAATCTTTTATTGTCCAATACACGTTCTTATATTCCATCTCTACAATCTTCATTACTGTATGATGACCCATTGATGCATTTTCAACTACTATAAAAGCGTTGTTATATTGAACAGCTGTGTTGTGTATTAGGTGAGCATAAACATCTGTAGCTACCTTACCCTTATATTCAGCCACTTGCTCATAATTTTCAATATCTATGACATGAAAAGCTGAATAATCTTCTCCATCACCGCGAGCAACATCTGCAGATATAATATATTTTTTGGTATAATCCGGATATTTCCAAACCCACAAACCCTTATCAACCCAAGTTCTTTCTAATGGTTCCCTAACGAATGGACGATAACCATCGTCAAGTGTCTCTTGTTCTGTTGGATGCTCTAGATACCACTCCAAAGCCTTAAGTGAAATAACATTACTACCAGATTGAACAAAGTCACAATCATGCTCTTGAGCGAAAGCTTGATCCCCAATCTTCTTGCGTGTCTCTCTCGCCCAATCATCATCGTGGTCTGGATGAACCGACCAGTGTAATTTTATTGGATTGAACCCTACTATCTTATTACCTATCTTTTCTGTAATACCAGCCTCCGCCTCATTATATATCTTGTGAAACCAGTTACCAACTCCATTAGGTGAAGATAATGCTATACAATCACCACCAGTTGCTAGTGTAGGTTGAGCTGCTATCCATATACTATCCATCTTATTAATAAAAGCTGCCTCATCAACAATGAGCAAACTTAATGCCTCTGAACGAGCCGCATCTGGTGTAGAAGCCGATGCTTTTATTTTAGAACCATTATTTAATTCTAAACTTTGTTTATTATCAGTAATAAAATCTGCTCTCATCCACTCCGGAATACCCTCTAAAAAAACTCTTACTTTATCAACCATATTTTGAGCAGTATCTCTTTTTGTAGCAAGAATATATATTTCTTTGTTCTTAAAAAAGTTTGACAACCAAGCAGCATATCCAGCTACTAATGTGGATATACCCAACTGCCTACCCTTGAGAACTATGTTATATGAATTGTCTAAAAAATGCTGAAGTGTGTGTTCTTGGAAATCCCATAACTCAAAAGATATAATTCCCCTTAATGGATGCCTAATTCTGCCGTATTTTTTCATAAAGTAAGAAGGATTCTTTCTGCACTCTATGTATTCAGCTGTTTGTTGTTTATCCATTAAAATATCCTAGGGGTAAATTCTCTTCTTTGTTTATTTGCAGATAATATGTTTTCTAATAAAAAGGACTTTATACTTCTTGTTCTACCAGTAGTATCATATGCATATAAATAAACCTTACCATCTTCTTCTTTTAACTCATAAGGTTCTATTATACGAGTTATAACTCTATTTGTTTCTAGCTTTCGATAAATGATCCTTACTAAAACCTTTTGTTGGATTGATTCTATTATCGTCTTGTTTGTCCTCTTTACCATTAAGTTTGGAGCTTCTCTTATCAAATCTATCACTCGACTTGATCTCTTTAGTTTTGACCGATTGTTCAACATCAAATCCTTTTATTTTATCTACACCATAGTCTGGTTGTAGTTCTGATTCTATTTCGTTAGGCTTAGCCATTGTTTTAATCTTAACCAAAATCTTGAGATCTATAACCTCACCTGCCGCTCCTGCTGATGCTATCTTTGATACGGGCATTTTTTTATATCCCAATATTTTATGACCGTTAGATACTAAATCATATTTTAATTTCTTAACTAATTCTTCTTCATTTTTATTTGTTGCAAAAGGAACAGAAACAATCATCTTATATGTATAAACATTATTTTTATTTATATCTTGATCTGATAACTTCCATCTGGTAATAAACTTTGTTGCTTCTTTTTCGTTGTTGATTAAGGTTAATTGAGACTTCATTTTTAAAAGAGTATTTCTATCAAAGCCAAGGCTTGCTAATCTTGGAAAAAGAATACCAAAATATTTCTCTGCTTTTTTTGTGTTTCCACTTGATTGAGCATCTAAAATAGAAAACACTATATCTTCTACGTTTGAGGTTTCTTCTTTTAGAAGTTCTAGTATTTCTTCCTTAATAACTTCTTTAAATTCTTTTAAATTATTGTTCATTTTTACTCTCTTATTAAAAGTCATAATAAATATAATAAAAAAACATTTTTTTGTATATTATTTTTTATTTCTTTTGTTATATTTTGACCAAGCAATTTGATAAGGTATTTCTGAATCTTTACCAAACCTATCTTTTAAATGTTTTACCATACGTTTATAATTATCACCGGGGGGAGAATCTTCTTCTACATCACTACTATTAACTTCTTCTTTGTCTGAACCGCAAGATGATTCATCCTGTTTATCAAGAAGATTTTTTAACATCATTATGGTGCTCTTCTTAATAATTTTTTCATCAACCTCATTAATCAAATCGCCTAATTTCATTTTATCTTCCTTATTTTTTTATTACTATTATACAATTTAGAGCAAAAACAACACTCATAATATATTCCTGTATTACTTGAGGTATAAACTGTTCTCTATAAATTTTACTATTTTTATTATTAATACCCTCAACAACACCTTTAAAAATTTCAACAGTTGATCCGTTTGACCCAACACCATAATTCATTGAATTGCCATAAAGTTTTCTACCAGCAGTCCAGTAAGAAGTTTCAATATCTTCTATTATATATAAACCACCATTTTCTAATCTAGGAAATAAATTATTAAAGGTTTCTATTTGATGTGGTGGGTAATGAGATGCGTCGTCAATAACTATACGTAACTCTGGAATATCCACTTTATCAAGGTGATCAATATTTTCACCTTGCTTTATATTACTTAATAATGTTAGTCTATCTAGATTATCACCTTGTTTTTGAATATCGCTTATTGAGTAATTATCCATATCAACACCATATATATTCATATTTTTAAAAAGCTCATGCCACATTCTTAATGATTCACCTTTTTGAATACCTATCTCAAGTAAAGAACCAGATTGATTATATAAGCTTTGAAAAAAGAAATCATATATTAAATGATATTTATGTAAAGAAATCTTATCTGTTGAATATTTTTCTCCTATCTTATGCATATGGTTTGACATATTAAGACTCCATTATATAAATAATAAGATTTTTTTGTGCATTACTGCCTATAATTAACCTATGATAAAAATTTTTTGGAATATAAAATTCAGAATTTTCTGTTAGTTTTTCTGGCATTTTATTATCCATCTGTATATACCAATCGTCAGATTGTTTTACTAAAACTGTTCTGTCTTTTCTATCTCTGTGCCATACTAACTCATCCGAATCAACATCAGCTGAAAATTCTCTTTTAATATATTTTAACTTTCTTTGTTCTATATATGGTTTATCTACCACCACTTACCTCCACCAGATAGACCTAATGACTTTGCATATCTAGGAAGTCTACATGCCCAATATGAAGCTTTTGTCTTATCTTTAGCTTGTTCGCAATTATGTCTTGAAGCAAAAGCCTTCTTAGCTTTTGGATCTTTAAGTTTTACAGATAGAGATCCCCCACCACTCTTAGCACCAAAACTTACTTTCTTTACATTTCCAGTTTTAGGGTTCTTTACATAAACATAAAACTTTTTACTACCACCTCTTTTA